GCACTTCAACCAGTAGTCGTCCGAGTTCCTCCCGGGCATCTCCGATCAAATTCGTTATTTGGGTAAGTCCACCGGATCCAACTTGAGCGGCTGCTTCTGCTTGACCTTGGTATCGATCCGTCAGTGCTTTCAGCGTACTGTTCAATCGTTCGTTACTTCCTACTGCTCCCTCGATCTCGATTCCGTATCTGCTCAGTGCGTTGGTTGCGGATCCTACTGATTTCCCCACCAATGATGCAGCGGATACTAGGTTCCCTTTGAATTCCTGCACTGCCAAATCTTGAACCAGTGGGATCAGTTCTTTGATCGCATCGACGTTTCCTCCTATCTGAGTGGCAAGGATGGACTGTGCTTCGATGGTCTGCTCATCTCCGAACTTGGTTTTATCCTGCAGTTCAGATGCTTGGTTCAGTAATTCCTGCTGTGCTTCCTTCTGTCCTTTTAAACTTATCAACAACCTTTCACTCGCAGCTGCCTGTGCATCGTAGTCCGATATCGCTTGTTTTCCCAGCTGGATGGCTTGGATCGCTCCGAATACCACACCGACCTTGGCTAGTACGTTTGTTAAAGTTGCAGCGGATCCGGCTGTGGATTTCATTTCTACTCTAGCCCGTTTCATTTGGCTGGAGACTGAGTTCACGTCCCGGGTGGTTTGCCGCAGATTTGTGTTGAGTGTCTTGGTTTTTACAGCTGCTCGATTCGTGGCTTCCTCATACTGGAGTGTTCCTTTGGCTGCTTTCTGTGCTTTAGTACCTGTATTGTCAAACTCTCGACCGATTGCCTTGAGTTCCTCTTTGCCCTTTTTGCCTGTTAGCTTAAAGTCAAATAATATATTACGTATCCCCATCTGTTTTGCTGTTTTGTACTCGTACAAAAGTAGCAATTGACGCGTAGTATTCCTCGGCTGTCTTTTTTGTTAGTCGTTCGGCTTCTATAAATGACTCACCTGCAACCCGATAGTTCTGCTCGTTTATTCCGTCGATGTATTCCCGGATGACCAGCTGGAGGTCCTGCTCCGGAGTGATCTCTATCGCGTTGTTCCCTCTTGGGTCTCCTTCGTTGCCAAATAATTCAGGATGTCGCTGTCTGATATATTTCCATAATCGTTCGTGAGCTTCAAAGCATACCCCAAAAAAAAACCCTCCGCTTTTGGATCTGACTCGATGATTTCCTTTTTCATCTTGGTGTACTTCGGTTCTACCACCTCCGGATCTTCTCCTTCAATAACGAGGTAGCAATTGGCGAGACTGAACAATGTTTCCCGTTCACACGCCCACGTCAGTCGTTGCTTCAATCGGGCGATGTATCCGAATAGGTCGATGATCTGTCCGTCGTTCCCGGCTTCCTCCATCGCTGTCAACATTCCTAGGAGTGAGTCGCGTGTGATTTTCATCCCGGCTTGGTTGGATGCTATCTCCGCACTTAATGCTCTATTGGCTGGCATCTTCATTGGATTGTCGTATCCGTAAACCTTGACACCTTTCTCGGTCTCGTATACTGGAGTCAGCTTCCATTGCTGGATTGCCTTGGAGAAGTCCACGATCGTTTTCTTGGTGGATCTTCTTTTTAGGATCCAGCGGATTAATAATGCGATGTTGAAGGTCAGCAGGATGTAAAATGCGATGTTCTGTATCATTTGGTATTTTGGTTTAGGATCTTCCTGTATCTTTAGGATTTTGCTGGAGTGTTTTTGCTATTCTTCTTACGTCCCTGTTTACGGGGGTTGAGGGCTGGAGTTTTTCTCCGGGACTTTTTATGTGGTTTTTGATCCGGTTCTGATGCAGTTGGATCTTCGTTGGATCCTGCAGTTGGATCTTTCTGTGATTTCTGATCATTCGCTGGATCTTGTTTTTGGATCTTCTTGGAGTTTCTATCTGTCTCGAGATGTGTGGTGTTAGATACCGGGAGTGGTTTCCCTTGCTTCATTGCTATTGCATTCGCCGATTCATTCACGGAGTGAACGTATGCAGCCATTGCTTTGGTTGCTTCGTCCTTGGTGTTGGCTACCTCGTAGATGTAGGTGAGTTTCTTCCGGTGGTTCACCAGCTGGTCCGTCGTCTTACTGATCTTCTGTCTCATTCCCTTCTTTGGGTTTTGGTCCATCAGTTTAGCGAAGTTAATTTCTCCCTGTTCTGCCGTGGTGATTCTGAAGAACTCCGGCTTGTAGTCGTCTTTCTTGGAGTTCCTTCTGTTCCGTGCATCTAGATTCCGTTTCCGTTTCTTGAGTTCTGATTTGGCATCTTTGACTCGTTTCTCCCATCCGGGATTGTCTGATTTGTACTGACCGACTGTGGTGTTCTCCCATACGTCGATTTCCCGGTATAGATCCGGCAGGTTTGCTGCCATCTTTTTAACCGCTGTTTTGTCCTTTCCTTGTAGCTTCATTAGTTGAGGATGATTGCGTGTTTGGTTACAAATGTAATTTCTTTTACCGATTCTTTGAAACACTCCCGGCGTAATGGATCCAATTTCTCCACTGGGACGGTCACTCGTTCTATGATATACAACGTGTCTAGGTATGTTCCGAAGAACTCAAATTTCAGCAATTCCATTCGACAATGGTACCGCTTTCAATCTGTGGTTGTGTTACTGGAGGTGGTCCGGTTCTCTACGCCGTCTACCATCCTTATGAACGTCTCGTGTTGATAAAGTCGAAGTGGTACGTGTGGAGGTAGTATCGTAGGCAATCGAGGAGGTGGGTCAGTGTTGAGTTCTGCATCCCGGCTTCGTTCTTTCCTTCCTTCTTGATTCCCACCTTTCCATTCCGTTGGGTCTCGGTCTCTACGAATTCGAGGTCCTCCATTAGATACGGGCATTCGTCGCTATCGATTAGGAACTCGTGGAAGTGCTGCAGGATCGAGTTGAGTAGGATCCGGCTATTGGTTATGCTCGGGTTGGATGCTGGTGTATCGAATTGGTCCTCCGATAGATCCAGTTCGTCTGCTATGATCTGATAGTGGGTCATTGCACCCCGGGTTGCTGATTGTCGATTTCCGCCGCTGGCATCTCCAGTTACTCTGTAGTATGGATCCAAGTGACCAAATTCCGCGTCGATCGCTTCGCACATTTCGTAGGTGTCTGAGTTCTCGATTCTGAATTCCTTTAACACTTTGATGCTGTCCTGCAGTTCGTCGTATTGGATTGCTAGGCAGGTCATCGGATTAACGTTGAAGTCAAACGATAAATTGATATCGAGGTCCGGGTCCATCTCCAGTCCGGACCGGGTGTGCTTCTTTTCGCTGTACTTGTATGCAAACTGGTTGCTGATCACTGTCTCCAATGATGCACGGATCTCCCGGTCTGCAGTCTCGGTATCGTATGCCCGTTCTAGTGTCGCGATGTATCCTTCCGGTAGATTGTCTTGGTTCTCGTATGAACTGGTGATGATGAACTTGATTTCCGGGTCATTCAGTTTGGAAAGTTTCCGGAGGTATAGTGGGTTCTCCGGTGGGGTGGTTGCGTATACGATCGGTTGCTTGATTCCCAGCTTTGCGAATGTCACACCACGTCGTCGTCCAAGTAGCACGATTCGGGCTTTCGGTTTAACGTCCCGGAACTCGTCGACCAGTATGTAGTCGTACTGGGTACCACGTCGTTTGTTGAAATTGTCCAGTCCATCTATGATCGTGTAGGATCCCCATACCCATGTCATGATCCTGTTGCTGCTCAGTTTGGAGAATGGCTTAACTCCCCAGCTGAGTGGAGGTCTTGTATTTACCACGTAGTGGATTCCTTCCTCCAGTCCTAGAACGGATAGTGCTTCCTGCACCTGTGGGAATGTTGCTTCCTTCATTGTATCCTTGGATGGTCCTCCCAAGAATCCAATTGAACCGGGTATTGATGCGTATGTTGCTAATGCACAGCCGAGGGTGAATGTCTTACCGGATCCTAATCCTCCGATGTAGAATGTTTCGACGGCATCTGATTCGAGTGCTTCGTATTGTGATGGGTTTAGTTCTATGTCTATCTCGGTTCCTTCCATTGCTTCAAAAACTAAAGGAGGGGACTTGACGGGTCCCCTCACAAAACGGTTTCAATGACTGGCTGATTCGCCGTATTGAATTAGTACAAATATAAGGGCTAAACTGGGACCGGAGCATCTCCCACTAAATAAATGTAGAAGGTGTCGGTCGGTGATGTCAGTTCCTCACACGGTTCCGGATCTTCCGGGCATCCGTATGTTCCCAGCAGGGTTTCACCGTTGTAGTGTCTGTAGACTTCGCCGCCGTATCCACGGATGTGGTCCTTTGAATCGTCCCATCCCATTTCCTCCAGTAGTGGATCCAGTCCGTCCGCTTCTGCATCTGCAGGACTGAATTGCTGAATGAATGCATTGATGTATCCGATCCGCTGGAGTTCGGTGTTAAATTGATTGAATTCGTTGATGGTTAAGTCTTCCTCGTAGTTCCCTCCCAACGCTAGGAGTAAATCGTTTAATGCTGCCATAGGGCAAATGTAGCGGTTTAGGATTAACCTCTGTACTTGGTCCGCTTGTAAACCTTTCCACTCGGTTTCGACTTCTGAATCATTCGCCGTCGGATCAGTTGCTTCTGGTGTCTTACTTCTTTGGTGTCCCGGGGTCGTTTCATACGATGTTGGCTATTCCATTGGTGATGATGTAGTGTGCTTTGCATCCGTCGTTCAGTATCGATGGTGTCATTGTCGCTTTGTCATTGGTGTAGTCAAAGGTCCATCCACCTTGTGAAACTGGCAGGGTGATCATTGCTCCGCATCCGCATAGGCATTTGTGGCTCACGTACTCGATGCTGCTCATGTAGTACAGCGTGTTCTCCTCCATCTCGGACTTGAGTGGGATCTCCCTCCGGTGCTTTATAACTACTGGTATCTTCTGCTTGGTTTTCATATCCCTAGGAATGGTTCGTCATCTTCTGTTTTCGCTGGAGCGATGATATCCATTTTCGTGGCTAGCTTGTAGTGAGTGGTTCCTGTCTCCGGTACGTGGGTTTCTGAGTAGGTGTCGATTCTACTTGCTACGTATGGCTCCGGTGGTTCTGCATCCTTATCCGGTCCGAGTAGTGGTCCGATGTTGATGTCTATTCCTAGTTCCGGGTCGTGGATCCATTTGTCATTGTTTCCGTTCATACCTCAAAGATAGGCTATTTCGCTTTCTTCTTAATGAAGTTGATTCGTGGTGGCTGCATCTTCTGTGGATTCACTTCTGCATTCATCCCGGTATAACCACGGTCCTTTGCTTTGTGCTTGAGGTAGAAGATTGCACCGACTGTGGATCCGTTCTTGATCTGCTTATGGAGTTGGCTCTCTACGAAGTCCTTTGCTACCTCGTTTAAATCCATCACGGCTTTTTCAAATGCTGGATCGTTTAGGTACCTGTAGTATGCCTGTCTCGATAGTCCGACTGCTTTGCACGCTGTGGTCACAATTCCTAGGCTCTTTTCCAGTGCTTCCAGTAATGCCTTTTTATTGTGTAACACTTGTAACTCCCTCCGGTTGAGTTGGTCCTTGGTCAGCTGGTCGTCCGGGGTGGTCTCCAGTAACTCGCCGATTAAGTCTTTTTCATCTGCCATTGCTCACCTCCCTTATCTCATGTCCAACTGCAATCATCTCCTTTTTGAACTGCTTGTATTCTATCTCGATGTACTCGGTTCTGAATACGGCACCTGTGACTGATGTGAATCCTTGGCTGGTTTCATTGAACTGTGTTATTGGTGTTTCGATGGGTCCGTTGTTGATCCGGGTGCAGGTTATAACCGACTCGTATTCCTTCTCTTTGTTCGGGTCCTCTATTCCCATCTCCTCATAGTTGATTTGCGGATCTACAGGGTCGTTCTTTACGTACCGTGCGAGTGTTTCTATGAATATTGCCATGGTTACGCCTTTTTGCCGTTGATGGTGATTTTAAGTGCTGGGTCCAGCAGTCTCATTCTCTCTATGATGTTTTGGCAATTGTAAGGCTCCAGTTCTATTCCGTAGCAGGATCTTCCGAGTTGTTCAGCTGCTACCATTGTGGATCCGCTTCCGATGCATCCGTCGGTGACGATCTCTTTTGGTTTGGTGCTGTTCTCTATGAATGGTGCAAGGAGGAGGATTGGTTTCATTGTCGGGTGGAGCGGTGATCGCTTTGGCTTATCGTGGTGGATGATGCTGGTCGGCAATCCTAGGATCCGGTTGATCAACTCCTGGAGTTCGTCTTTCTTCATTTTCTTCACGTCGATGTCCTCGGTATGATCTGCGATCGTGGTCCGGGTTCTCGAGTGTGTGAAGTAGCTCTTAACCCATATTAGGCATTGCTTCAGCATTAGTCCGCTGTCCTCAAATGCTCGACGGAAGATTAACCCTTTGGTGTCTGCATGCCATACGTATACGGCTCCTCCTTTTTTTAGATGCTCTGTCTGCAGTTTGAATATGTCCAGCAGGAACTGGTAGAACTTCGGGTCCGACATGTTGTCGTTTTTCGATGAGGTCGCCGATCTTGATATCGGTTGGGATGTCGTTTCTTGGATCGTAGGTATCTTCTCGGACTTTCTCCTTTGCTGGTTCCAGTGTCTTGATATCAAATCCCCAGTCATCCAGTTCGGTCACATTCCATTGCTCCTCCAGCATCTTGTAGTCCCAAGTACCGAATGATAAATTGTCTTTTATGATGAACTGCTTTTTTTGCTCCTCGGTCCAGTCGGTCACTTGGTGTACTGGGATCTCTGTGTATCCGAGTTCCTTCAGTGCCTTGAGTCTCATGTTTCCTCCTAGGACGATGAAGTCCTCATCTATGACCAGTGGTCTTGTCTCGAGCATCTCCGGGAAGTCCTTGATGCTTTGGACTAATTTCTTGAATTGTGCGGTCGATATATTTCTCGGGTTCTCCGCATTGGGTTTGATCTGTTCTAGTAATACCTTCATTGGTACAAATTTAGAAACTTTCCCCTTTATGTGATCTCCAGTTCTTTTTTGCCCTGCAGGTAGGTTTTGATTTCTTGGAACCAGTCGTATGTGAATTGGTACAGCTTCGGGTCGTTGTCTAGGACGTATTGCTCTATTCTTGAATTGAAGGAAAGGTTCCCGGATCCCTCCAGTACATAGTGGTTTCCTGCTTTGGTTTTGATTGCCATTATTTTGGCGTGGCTGGATGCGAACATTAACTTGATCCGTGGGTTCTGCATGAAGATCTCCTTGGTTGCTATTTCCTTTCTCCGGTGTGCTTTGTTCCGGAGGTTGGATATCAGCAGTTCGGCTGTGGCATCGTGTTCGATTATGATGTCGTTGATCATCCGGGCAGCTTCGTGATTGATGGAGTAGATGGCTACGATCAATTCCTCGATTTGTTCCTGCTGGGCTATGTGCTTCAGAAATAGAACGGCGTTGAATGTCCGCAGGGTTACTATTCTGATCTGATGGTTTTCTTCCGGCAGTCCTACCTCTGTGATCCGCTCGATCACCTGCATTGTCTTTTCCACGAACTTGGAGTATTTCTTGTCATCCAGTTCCTCGACTCCGCTATCTGTGGTGTCCTTTTTTACGTTGATCAGTTCCTCCTCCTCATCTCCAAAGTTCAAATCGTCCCAGCTCATGGTTCAAAGATAAAAAAAGCAGGGCATCTCTACCCTGCTTCAACAAAACTGAAATAATGCGGTTATGGCTCGCCGCAGTTTTTTGCTATGGTGTCCACACTTCCTCTAGGAATGCATCCAGTTCTAGTTTCATATTGTCGTCCATTGGAACGATTCGAATTGTCCGGTCGTTGGCGTGTAGTACTTCCTGCTTCATTCCTTCGCTCAGTCTCGGTCCGTATAGTCTCAATTCGTCAACCATTCCCGATTGAAGGATTGCGGTGTCGTTTTTGATTCCTCTCATTCGTTCGGCTGGGACGTTGTCATCCATAGATACGCAGTCTGCATAGTAGGGTACAAATGGCACTACATCGGGTTCGTTCATATTAATTTCCTTGACTATCTTTCTTATCTCTTTGAGGTTTCCTTCAACATCGCCACTTATTGGATGGGCTATGTATGCTACCTTCATATTGAGGTCTTGTCTCTCGAAGTAAG